TTGATTTGTTCGTTGCTTAAGCGGTTGTCCGGGTTCATGGGCAACGCCTTTCTAGTAGTCCGTTGGCTTTAGTGGTGTTGCAGTTTTCTCGGTATCGGTCAGCACAAGCGGTCAGCATAAGCGCTAACACAAAACTAGCCAAGTAATAGCGCGGCTTCATCGGCTGTAATTCCTAGCCTGTTTAACAAAGCTTCTCGCGCTGCATGTTTTGCTGCTTCTGCTTTATCTATTTTTGTTTGTTCAATTTTATCTAATTTTATTTGCGCTAATTCGGCTTCAGTTTCTTCGCGCTCAACTGTTGTGTTTGTTAGCGTGTCATGTTCTAATTTCATAATTTGCCTAACTGTTTGAGTAACCGTAGACGCGCACGGTTCCAGTAATTGTGCCTGTTGCAGGAATTAAGGTAAAGCCGTCAAATTGTGTAGTTTGCACAAAGTTTGCAGACCCGTTGCCTTGCGAGTTAACGACCGCTGACGAAATGTTTGTCCAGTTTGTTTGCACTTCTGTCTGTTGTGCAACTTGTGGGTTCATTGCTGTGGCTTGAAAATATCCTGTACCCGTCGATGTAGACCCAATTTGCGCGGAAGTTCCACTAGCTGTAAAAGTGCGTGTAGGGCCGCCAAGATTAGTGTTTGATGTAGAAATAGAAACATAATTTGCGCTTGTATCGTCTGTCGTGCCTACCCTAAAGCGCATATTTAGAACGGTTGCAGAAGTTACGCTTCCAAAAATATTACCTAAAATTAGATAATTAGCGTAAGTAGCACTAAAACAACTATTAACAGACAAAGACGACACAGCGGTTCCAGATGTTGCGCTAGTGATAAAAGTAAGAGCGCTGGCTGTTGCAGGCCCGACAGTAGCCCACGAAGCTCCAGAATAATATTGGACAATGTTGGAATCAGAAAGGTAACAAAGCTGGCCCTCTGCAAGCACCTTTTCGCCTGCACCTCCAAAACTCGCATCTCGAGTCGTCGAATTAGTAAAGACCGGGACGCCAGTTCCCGCGCTGATATTCATATTGGCGGCGGTCAATACCTCGCCAGCGGTAAAAAGTGGGACGCTTGTTTGCTCGTTTGGCATATGTTTATCCTAAGACATTTTCTTGGTCAAGTGTGCCATACACAATGTCATCCAAGATGAGCTCGTAGACGATCGTGGTCGGCGAGGTGAAGTAGGTGACTGCGTGCCCAGCCGACAAAGTAAGTCGGTGCTCTAGTCCTTCAATAGTGAGATCTTGAGCAAACTGGGTTGGGCCTGCCGAAGTCGTAATTGACTTCTGAATATTAATGAGGTCGCCTACATCAAGAAGCGCCAAGGTGTCTTGATCTAGTGCAGGTGTGCCGGGGAACTCGGTGCCTAAAAAGTTAAAGCGTGCTTCAGGATCTGGACTGATGAGGTACTCGGCAAGAGTCAGAGCTGCGGCGTCGTTATGTAGAAGCGAGTCTGTAATTGACTGGGTTTGCACAAGGTAAGCGGCTTGACTAACTAGGTCTTCTGCAACTTCTGGAGTGTTTTCTCCAACGCGTGCGACCGATGCGCGGTTTACGACCGTGTCCGCTTGGAAGGAAATGTCAATGGCGCTGTAGCCGATCTGCGTACCGTCGTCATGGAACTCGGCGACAGGGACTCCAAGCGTCTGTCCGATGCGCTTTTGGAAGGTGATAGTGCCTTCTCGATCTACAAAGATTCTGCCCTGCTCGGCTTCGTTAATTTTGTTGGCATATCCTGCGACCGAGGTGCCGTTAGCGACTGTGTAGGCAGCTGCACCGCCAAGAGTCGCCACGCCTGTCTCAATGCTCCTAGCGCCCGTGTAAGCGACCTCTGGTAGATCCAACAGGTCATCGAAACGCGCGCTTGAAAGCTGTTCTGTGACATTCCATTCAGCAAGGAAGGTCTGCCCCAGCTGATAGGAAAAGTCCGCGCAATTTACGGTCACTGTGTCCAGTCCGCCGAGCGTAAAGGTGTAGTCGTAGTTCACGATGTAGCCGACCCACAAAAGTTCTTTGACATTGGTTGAGCTGTACCGCGAGAAGCGGACTTCGCGAAGAGGTGCGAGTCCGGGCTGATTATTGTTTGGGTCGTAATACGGAGAAGTTGTGTCGAAAGGGTTAAACACTCCGTCGGCGTAGGTGTCGTTAAGCGTAAAGTTCATCGTGCCATAAGCAAACTGGTCGCCAGTGTTAGCGCGTCCACGCTTGGCAGTTAGTGAGATAGCACCGTCTAAGACGCTTGCAAACTGGGATGTACCGTCAAGCACATATTCCGTATTATCTAATTCGCCTTTAAGATCGTCGTCAAGTGTAAAAGCGTTCCAGTCGTACCCTGTGTCAATCTCGAGATCGTAGTTACCTGACCCAAGTACCGCTACGCCAGCCATTAGACGACCGCTATGTTCGCAGGGCCGTTCGTCCTATTGAACGCTCTGATCGCGTTTACGACAGCTGTGCCGATCTCTGCGCTTGAGCCAAGACCGCCTGTGATGTTGATCGTGTAGTTGCCCATTCCACCGGCGCGCCCAGATAGTGGGATGACCGCTTCAGGGCCACGCTCACCGATCATTGCAAGCGTGGGCCCTGTCACGATTCCACCGTCCGCGAGCATAGGGATATTCGGAACGGAGAAGCCTTTGCCACCTAACCCCGGTACCCAGTCTGGGAAGTCAAAAGACAATGAGCCGATCGTGTTATTCCAAAGTTTTGCGATGCCGTTAAAAAGTGACTTGTATATGTTGAAGACGCCTGTGAAGTAGGTCGTGAGTCCGTTGAAAACTGCTTTACCGCCTGCAAGCATCGCATCAAATACGGTGTCCACGATCTTGCGAACGGTCTCAAACTTAAAGTAAAGCGCGGTCAAGATTGCAATAAAGGCGACGATCGCCAAGATGACAAGCGTGACAGGGTTAGCAAATAGAAGCGCGTTAAACACTGCGACAACGCCGTTCACAATCATTTGTGCGGCTGCATAAACTTTCATAGCGGCATTGAGAGCCAAGATCGTCACTGCAATTCCACCGATCGCTCCGCCAACAATGAGGAAGACTTTGGTGTTCTCTTGTGCCCACGCGCCAAAGGCAATCAGGTACGGAAGAAGCGCTTCAACTACTGGGATCAGTGCTGCACCGATTGATTCTTTGGTTTCTGCCAATGCGATCCCGAGACGCTTCATTCCACCTTCGGCAGTCGCGGCAGCTGCGGCAGAAGCACCACCAAACGATCCGCCTAGCACATTCATTACATCTTCCAAAGATGCACCGTCTTTAATCATGGCTTTAATCTCTGGACTAAGTGCGGCAAGTCCTTTCATGTTTCCGCCGTAAGCCTTGGCAAGAGCGTCGGAGACGGTCGCAAGGTCTTTGCCTGATCCTGCGGAGATGTCTTGTGCAAGTGCTAGCGCTTTGTTGGCTTCCTCGATGTCTTTAGTTCCGCGTACAAGTGAAGCCAGTGCCGGGCGAAGTTCAGAGTCCGCTACGCCTGACGCGAGACTCATCTTTGTAATCATGTCTTCTTGTGCTGCGATCTGTGCGTCGGTCGCGCCAGTGACATTCTGTAGCGCGAGCGCTAGCTGTACCTGTTCGGCTTGGTCTTCCATTGCCGCCTTGGTAGCGCCTACTAAGGCAAGCCCTAATCCTGCGACCGCTGCGGCTGCTGGGACTGCTGACTTCTTTATCGCGTACTGTGCTTTAGCCGATGCGCCTTCAAGTTTCTGGAACTCTTTGATTGCCTTTTGCGTGCCTTTGGCATTGAACTCGGTGATAATTGGAAGGATTACAGCCATGACTATTGTGCTTTCAAATTCTGTCCGACGGCTTTACCAACGCGATCCACTAGCGTCTCCATAGCACTATTGAGATCGTCTTTGTGAGCTTCATATTGACGCCATACTACTCTTGATGAATCTCCGTACTTGGCTGTTAGTGCAGCGCCCATGCGGTTACTTGTTGAGAAATCAAAAAATGAAGCTGCCGCGCCCAGCCATTTAATGGCAAAGGTCGTGAGGTTTACTGTGTTTTGTCGGAACTCTTTTGGCGGTTTTGTGTTTATGTACGCTTTGACTTTGTGCTCGGTGGGCCAAGGAAAGACCTGATAAGAGCCGCGCAAAGACCAAGATCGTTGCCAGCCAGACAGAGGGTAATTTAGGGGTATGGCGGATTCAATGTCGGAGACCAGACCAGCTGTAATCCTTTTGTAATCTTTAGTGATCTCGCGCCGCAGAGACTTGTCAATCTTGTTGAGTTCTTTCAGTGCTTCTTTAAGGCCGTAGACCTCTATGCGAGTTTCAATTCCTTCAGCCATGTCACCTCTTTTTGTTTTGTTTTTCTAGCACTGCGACAATGGTAGTTAGGTCTCGCGTGTCGAAGGTGTCAGCGTAGAAAGTGGGAGCCCACCCTGTCGCGACTACAAGTTCGGCGAGTTGTCGCCTGTAGCCGCGTCCGTAGGGTTTGGGTCTGTTGAGTCCTCTACGCCGATCTCGACATCTGGGTTCGCTTTAAGCCATTCGCGCCAAGTAGCAGGAAGTGTCTCGCCTTTGACGCCGAGCATGATGTACGCCCAGCAAGCCATGTCTGATGCGCCGATTCCGCGACCGTCGGAGACTCGACGATTCTCTAGGCGTTCCCATTCGGCAATCGCAAATAGGTTTGTGATGAGTGTTTCTTTTTTGTCTCCGCGTGTGAGCGTGAGTTTGATCTTCACTTTGTTTCCTTTCGTCGGGCCAAGGAAGGCCGTTAATTATGCTGTGACATCAGCCGAGTAGACGCCACCCATGAAGGTAATGTCGATCGACTGTAGTTCTCCAAGTGATGCGGAGATCACTGGCAAAGACTCAAGATAGGTGCCTGTCAGAGTAAAGCCCGGGTTAGTTGCCGAGTCTGCCGCGTCCGAAGGATTTACGACGATATTTAATTTGGTGCCAACAAGCGGTGCAAGTGTCGCGTAAGTGGCTGAAGCGGCATAGCTCAAAAATAAAGTCAGGGTACATTCATTATCCTCGAGGCCCGCCGTAAAGGTGTTTGATGTATTTCCGAAGACCGTGTCATTCAGAGCGGTGACAGTTCTAGTCACGGTTGCGCTTGTGCACCAGCCTGTGAGGTTCGTGGCTCCGACGAGCACTTTTGGATTTGAGAGAATTGTGGATGTTGCAGCCATGATGATTACTCCTTGGAAGTGTTGGTTTTAGTTTGACACATAATGAGACCGAGAGTGTGGATTAGGCAGTCTGCACGACAGTTGAGACCGACAGCTCATAAGCAGGAAGCGTCGAGCCACCGATGTCTAGGTTGGTTGGGCGTCCAGATACGACCCCAATGTTTAGCGCGTAGATCTGGGCAAGGATATTAAGAAGGCTTTTTTGGGCGTCTAGGTTGCCCGGGCCTAGCGTGATGATCTGCAAAGTGAAGTTTAATTTGGCGACATTGTAGTTGTAGCCGTCTATTGAGTCGATATTGACGAAGACGGAAGGTGGAGAGATGTTGCGTGGATCATTATTGACTTGGAGCCCCACCACCGTTGAGAGCTTTGCAACTAGATCGTCGTAGCCTTCGTTAAAGAGATCCGTGTAGTTAGGTACAGCCATTAGGCGACCTGCGGACGATCAATTCCCAAGAGCTGGCGGATCATTCCGTTCAGACCCATAACTGGGGTTACTCCCATGTTTTGGAATGAAGCAAACTGATCCACTGATCCGCGTTGGCGGTACAGCGCGCCACCATACATCTGGGTTCCTAGGAATACATCTTGCGAAGGGACAGTCGTAAGCGAGTCCACATAGCCTGCTTCCATTCGGCGTCTCCAGCAAAATTGTGAAGCAGCTGCGGCGCACACTGTCAGGAAAGCGGCGTCGGCGGCGGTTGCTGTGCCTATCCCGATCCAGTCCTCGAGATTTGCCGAAGTGACCCAAGTGCAGGTTTGCGTAATAGTTAGCGTGCCAGAAGCGGCAGTTCGAGCGACATCAGAAGCGGTCTTTGCAACGAGCACTTGATTAGCGATCGGAATGTTTACATCGTAGAGAAGATCGCCTTCGGTATCTATGCCGACATAGAGGTACTGCGGTAATGCGCGGACTGTGTAAGTTCCGTTAAAGGTTGCATCTACCCCGGCAAGGACGACACTTGCGCCGAGTTCAATTTCTGCATCGGTAAGAAGTTGAACTACGGCGTAGTTGTCTATGAGGTATTTCTGCGTAATGCTGTAAACAGCCATGAGCGGTAGCCCCGCTCTCGACTAAGCCTGTGTGATCTTGCGGATCATTCCACCGATTGCAGCGAAGGTTGAGACATAGCCGTGGAAGCTCATGGTCTTGCCCAAAGTTGCAGGAGTGTCCACGGAAAGCAGGCCCTGAATGCTTTCGTAGAATTCGTAAGCATCGCCTTGTCCCTGACCTACGCGAGTGATGATCATCGTCTTGTCGGCAAAGTTGCTATCAACTACCAACTGCAAGCCGAGTGGCGTGCCGTTCCATGATGTTGCACTTCCACCGCCGAGAGCGTTCTGGCCTGTAAGACCTGCACCGATGAATGGGAAGATTGGTCGGTTCGTTGTGTCTACGAGCTGACCAAGTTGTGACCAAACATCTACCGAGACAAACATGTGTGTCGGCATCCAGTTTCGGTTTGTTGAGACATCTTTTGCCGAGTCATAGATTGACTTAAGCAAGTCTGCAACTGTTCCGTCCCAAACGCCCGACGAGTTTGCTGCAGTGAGCAAGTCGTCCGCTGCTTTGTTGTCAGATGCGATCATGTATTCGCCCATCAAGTCATTCAAGATCAATGACATCGCCTCGGGCGAGGTGAACGAAATGTCTTGTGAGGACAAACTCACTTGCCCAGCCAAAGTTGTCTTGCTAATTGAGTTTGCCGCAATGACCATTGTGGTTGCTGAAACTGCTGACAATTCAGTGGACTGTGTTGCAACGCTTGTATGCGTGGTAATCGTTGGACGAGTAAAAGTCTTTGAGCGACCGTTGTCAGGATAAGCGCGAGCGCCTACAGCCTCGACTACAGGACGCAAGAAATTTAGATCCTGCACCAATGGTCCGAGCACTGGAACAGGTAAGAGTCCCGGCGTGTCCGAGGTAAGGACATCGCCTGCAGCTGCTTGGAGTGCGGTGCGCTGTGATGCGGAAAATTCTGCGACTGCTGCGTTCATGTTGGAGAATGTGTCTCCGCCAATGTGATAAGCAGCCATGAATTCGCCAGCTGATGGCATCTTAAATTCACGCTTTGCTTTTGCTGGAATTGGTGCAGTTGGAATGGTTGCTTCTACTGCTGGGACTGTTGGCTCTGACATGGGTTCGTTCTCCTGTGTAGGTTCTGTTTCTATGATACTTATTTCTTCGTCTTCGTGGTGGATACTCGCTGCGATGTCTGTGATCATCGCTCCAGCAAATGCAGGAACTGGCACCATAGACAACTCAATCCAGTCGGCTGCTAACACTGTTAGCGATCCGTCTTTGTTTGCTCGAGTCTTGGTTGGGTTTACTCCTACCGATACCGAGTCCAAGACGCCGTCTAAGGCAAGCTGTAGGGCTTCGTCGCCTGCGGCGGTCTTGCTGATCTTGGCACTGAAGAGCATGCCTTCTGGAGTGTCTACGCGCTCGGTGACAATTCCAATGGCCTGATTGCTGTCGTGGTTCATGTATAGGCGCGGCGCTTTGCCTTCAACTGGCAAGCTGCCTTGCTCAAAGATGACTTCGGTTCCGTCGGCGACTGTTGCCGCGACTCCGTAAGGAACTGCGATTCCTGTGATAGTTCGTGAAGGTGTGCCGTCGCCTGCAGCTGCATCAATGCTGACGGACGGTGCTGTAAATCTAATCATTAGTTTGCGATCTCCTCTTGAGTGTTTTCTGATTCTGGCATTTCCATTTTGTCTGCTAGATAATTTTCTTCTAAATACGATTCGTAATCAAAGGAAACATAGGTGCCGTTAGGCAAAACATTATTCATAGATAATGTTTCTGCTATCGCATCGGCGTACAACTTCACGCCAAAAAACAGCAAGTCCATTCGAGCCTGTTGCGATGACTGATATGAATACGACCCAGTAGATACGCCGATCAGGTATGGCGGAACATTGCCAATACGACCGCCAGTTTCCAACGCGCTGTAATTAGCAGACTCAATCAGAAGCATCTTGTCTGGCGACATCGTTGTAGGTTCGTATTTTAAGAATTCGTTTAGCGCCGCAGTTTGATTAGTTGCTCGAGCAGTGTTAAACGCTGCAGCAAGATCGGCTAATTCTTGCGCGCTCAAAGGCTCACCTCCGGTCTGCATAAGGACGCCCGCTGGAATTGATGAGCTGGCGTTTCTCGCGCGCGCGTCTTGAATTTTAATTGCTGTTTCAATAGCGGCTTGCGATGAATAAACCATGCCTTGTGTTGGCGACAGGAATTGCACAAGGTTTGCAGGATCTATTTGTCCGCCTTGAAAATAAACTTCTTTAGAAGGTGCAAACCAGACGGGACCTGCCATGTCGGTCGTGGTGACTGAGCCCGCTGGGAGCCTTGAGAAACTCGCAGGATAACCGTCAGCGGTGCGCGATGTTATGTACCAAAAAGCGCGACCGTAAAAGTACAAGTCATCAAAAGTCCACGCCATTAAAAAGTTGTAGGGGACGGTTTGGTCTGGGCGACGGAGCCAAGATCGGGGGGCGATATAGACGCGTTCCATTTCTTCGCCGTTCCACATTTCGTTATACATCTGTAATGGCATGCAGCCAATCACTGATGCAAGCAAGTCTCGACTTCTTGAAATTGCAGGGATTGAGATTGCTGCCGCACGAAGTTGGCCTTCTCGGTAGGTGTAATACTGACCGATCATATTTGCGCCGACATTGCTTGAGTTGTACCCGGGATTCATTGCTCCAGCTGCAGCGGCTTTGGCTGGCGGTGGACTGATAGCAGCCTTGCTTACTTTGCGGTCAAATAATCCCATATCACATGATGACACATTCAGAGCGGATCATGGTGGCACTCGCCTAGTCAATTGCGGTATCCCGACGACAGGCAAGCAAGTAAGCGAGTGCCAAGAAGATGTTACTGATTTACAGTGACCAGCATCGGCTTCTGGGAATTGCCCGGTCTTGCAGCTGCAGCCGCGCCCCATATCATCGTCCGACACAACTCGATCGGTCCGGCTGACTTTTGCGAGCTGACTGCTATGGAGCCCTGCGTTTTGACCATTACCGCTCGGCAGACATGTTCGGCGAGCATCGCTTCGCCAGTGTGCACGATGCGTCCTTCGGTAATCATGTTTCTTACTATGGGGGTGTATTGCAGAATTTCTTTGTAGCCCATTACGACGCGCCGACGCTCAAAGATTGGTGGACAGTGTGCGTCAATAGTTGGCGAGAAAATAAACTTGATTGCAGGATCCGCCGCCAAAGCTGCGACATGCGCCCAAAGTTCTTTGGCTGTTTCGGCAGTAAAGGCGACCGAGACACAAGTACGACCGTCACCAAGCGCGACTGATCGAGTAGCGAAGTAGCGCGATTCATCCATAGAAGCTTCTACCGAGATGACGCCGCCAGAAGGGATCGGGCCGTCGTACTCAAGGTCAGGCCAAAGGTGGGTCTGAATCCAAGACTGGGTGCTGGCTATCCACATGTTGAGCGACGATCTTAAAAAGTTAGATCGGTCAGGGTCTTTGGATTCGGCGCGCAAAGTGTCAAGCGTCAGAGTGTGTCCGAGTGCCGGGTTGCCCCACGACCACGACGATTCTTGCATCGGATCAACTGTGGGCGGTGGGCTGAATTCGCAGAAGTAAAAGTTGGAAGGGTTGTTTGTGTCAATAAGTCGCAGCGCGTTCTCTCGATGTCTGATAAATAATGCGCTGCTCTCGGTGCCAGCTGTACTAAACATCGCCAAGTGAGGAGACCTGCGGACGCGCTGTGTTGGGATCAGACCTGCCATCGTAATTTCGGAAATGTCAAAAATTTCGTCGGCACAAATTAGATCTACCGACATACCGTGACCGATTGAAGGGTTCGCCGCGCGCACATACCACTTTGATCCGTCTGGCATTGTTGCCGAGTTACGACCAAAAGACTTCATAATCTTGGCGCCGTAGCGGTCTTCAAGGATCGGTGCGATCTCATCAAATAGCAAACAGGCAAGGCTCAAAGTGTGAGCTGTAGATAAGACGGTCTGCTTCGTGCCCCGGATCTTCGGCATCTCGATCATCCAAAATAAGATCAAACATTGAATCAAAAGTGTCTTGCCATTTTGTCTTGCGACTGAACAAAGAGAAGATCTGTGCACAAGATCATCCTGCCCATCAGGAGCAGTAGTGAATCCCAGCGCGCGCTCAAGATAGTGCACCTGCCAAGGCATGAGATTTACATGAAGCAGCTCTTTAGCCATGTCCCCCACAAGGCCAGCCCACGATCCGTCACAGTCCGGCACGATAGTTTCCAGTCTCGGCTGGTCGTGGCTGATCACCGCCAATTCAGGCTGATCCTGACTAGTTGGGAGAGATACATGGA